AAGAGCTCCACCGGCATCAAGAGTAAGAGGAGCGCTATATCCCTTTGAGCTAACGCCTACAACTTTGTACTTATAGAATTTACCAGCAGCAAATTCACCTTCAAGAGCAACACCATCAGCAACTTGCGCAAGAACTGCACCAGCACCGAGAGTTGGAAGAGTACCGGCACCAGCAGTTGGAGCCTTAAACTGACGATGAAGGAATGGAGCACTCATTACAGGAACTGGACCCATAGGGCCCATGATGTGAAGCTGTGGGCCTGCACCATAAGTAAGGATTCCATCTTTTTGTTGGCTGATCAAAAGCTGATCATTACGGCCACCTTGGATAGAAGCTTTAACGAGTTGGCTGTAAATACGAGGTTCTACAAATACAACGTCTGGCTTACCAAAACGTGGAGCACTGTGTAACTCACCAAGAACATCATTAAAGAGCTCAGGAACTGCAGTGTTTGTTGCAATTGCGCCACCCATATCGTGAGTGTTGCCAGAAAGATCGCCTGAACGAAGATCACTTTGAGTGTGAGCAGGATCTAATCTTTCGATTTGCTTAAGAATACCATCAAATCCCTTTGAAGAAGCACTCTCATCACCATAGAATAACTGGCTTTCAACTTTGCGCATAAGGCTCATTGTTCCGCGCTCAGTTTCCTCTGCGATTGCATTAGGATTAGCACCAATAATACCAACAAGGTTTGCAACGTCACTTACAGAACGACGCTCAGCCATATACTTGATTTTAACAGCTTTTCTCTCATAAGAAGAACGGCTGCTTCCAAAATCAGCAGATCCACCGCCACCCTCTTCAATGAAGGGGTCGAGATCTTGGCCATGCTCGTTGATTACAGCGAATTCATGGATTGTGTTAGTAACTTGTACTTTAGGTAATTTCTGCCAAAGAACAAGGTCGTTCATTGTAAAAGTTGCAGAAGCAAGAACGCTCTCAATTGATTGAGGAACGATAGGTGAAAGGGCACCATTTGCGCCGCCGGAAGTGGCTGCAGCAGTTTGGTAACCAACTTGGCTGTTTTTAACCATATCCGCGTTTTTACGGAGGTGGTCGTTAAGACGAGTTAATTCATTAACTGTCAAGGTTTCATTGTTCATAGGTAACATAATTATTTTCTTCCTTTATTAAAGTTTAATAGATGCGGGATTTACTCCGCTATTAAGTTGCACAATTGCTTTGTTAAGTTCTCTTGCACGTTCAACTGTTGAAACAGTCGCTAACTCTGCAAGTGCTTTGTTGATCAAATCGTCAGTTGAAACAGGTGCTTCAACAGCAACCTCTTTAACTTCTTCTACGGGATTAAGAACTTTAACGCTCTTTTGAACAGGCTCATTTAAGTTAGCTTCAACTGATTTCTCAATTGTTTCTACTTTTTCTTCCTGATCAGCGACGCTTTTCTTGATTTCCTCTACCTTAGTATCGATTTCTTCTTTAGCAGATTCAACTTTTGCGTTGATGCTTTTTTCGATATCTTCAACTGAAGGTATATTAAGTGCTTCCAATTTAGCAACAAGGGAATCAACCTTTTCACTTAATCCATCAATGTTCTTAGCAAATGCTTCAAACTTCTCGGTTTGTGATTTAACGATTTCATCCGCAGAGTTTGCTAAAATTTCAGCCACTTTTTTCTCATTATCTAATTGCTCTTTGATCTCAGTGAGAGCAACTTCAATGTTATTATCGGCCATGATTTTAACTCCTTATCATTTATTTTAATTTAAATAACATACTTTTTAACAAACCCTATGTGCAAAAACCTCACGTTGGTGAAAATAATTTAATTGCAATGTGGTTGTTGGCTACCCAATTGAGTGAGCCGAGGTCGAATAGTTTATTCTACATATATTATATATATCTATTTACTATTTTAATTATAATTTTTTTTTACTCATTATTTAATTATATAACAACAAGTGTTTTTTGAAAATTATTTTGAATTTTATTTTGGATGTTTAGGTGCAACGTCCTGTGTTTGATATACTCTTCTCATTTGTTGCATCATTTCCATGAACATCGCAGTTTGATCTCCTTTTTCCATCTGAGGATATTTGCGAACAATATATTCAAGGATTGTTTTAACATCTTTTGAACTCATTCCGTAATCTCTATATGATACTTCATCTTCTAATGATTGAGGAACGATAGGTGCGAGGGATTGCATCGAAGGAACAGATGCTTCCAATTCTTCTTCCTTAGGCATCTTAGGTTCGCGTGTTTGTGCATCAATCTTTGCACTTTGTATCTCTGCAAAATCAGGAGCAGGTCGTTCTGGTTTATCTTCCATTTGATTTTCCATATGAGCATCAAACTCACTTGGCGTCATATTATCAGGATTTTTACCATAACCTTTTTCTTTATCATCCATCATTTCATGGATTGCACCCATAACTTTTGGATCTTTTAATTCAGGAAATCTTTCAAGAAGCATTTCTGCCATAACTTTTGCTTCTTTATCTCCATCATCTTCCATTTCTTTTTTAACGCGCATCAATTCCATCTTGTAATCTTTTGCGTATTTCTCTTCTCTTTCCATTCTTGCTGTGCATTTAGGGCATTTTGAACAATCACCATCACAATCTTTACATTTATCACACATATCTTTGCCCATCATTTCAGCATGTTCCATCATTTCTGGCATTTTAACCTTCATATAATGATAAGATGATTGTATGTAATCAAGAGCGCGCGTCACTTTTGTTTGTACCCATTCCATAAGATCAACGTTTTCTGGCATTTGATCAAGTAATTCGCACATTTCATCAGCATACTCTTTAAGAATTTTGATTTGACGATACGTCATATCCTTATCATGATATTCACGTTCGTGTTTTTCAATTTTGTTCATATTTTTAATTATTTCCATTGTTGCATCTGCATTACAAGGATTTGAAGTAATAGAAACATTCAATACTTTAGATCGTTTAATGATTTTTGGATTCATTTTATCACGTTCAACAACTTGGCCTTCAACTGATAATCCTATTGAACGATCTGCACCAGCTTTTTTCATTGCTTCCATTGTTTCAATCAATGCTTTTACAGATGATTTATCTTTATATAGATAACCTTTAAGCATTGTGGCACCATAACCTTTATAAGATGTTTTGGTTACAGCTTCAGGTTGCCCCATAACAAACTCAGGGCCTTGCTTGTGCTCAAGATTTAAGAATCCACGCTTCAAAAAGTAATGCCAATCAATACCATCCTGTACGATTATCTCGCCCACTTCATCAGGAGCTTCTGTGGAAGCTATTCCCATTATCTTAATTCTTTGAGGCTCATCACGAGGAGATCCATCTTGGAATTCTGTATGGGTATAATTTATTTCTTTGCCTAAATCAATAGGCATCCATGCATTAAATGTATCTAATTTTTTTTTCATATTACTCAGGCCCTTTAAAAGTTGATTTTAATATTACATTTGGATCTATGTTTTGTTTTAACATTTCGAAAAATTGCACTGTTGCCCAACCTCCACATAAGTTAAAATCTCCATGATTAGATGATTTAAGTTTCTGAAGGTGTGTATGTGCTTTAACTAAATGTTCGGAAGTACATTCTCCTTTAATAAAGTTCTTTGCAATTCTTTTGCATTTATTTGTTGTTTTTAATTTTCTTGAATTTTTTAAACCATTGTTTGCAAATAAGATAATCGCTTGCCCAATTGTATGTGTATTAGGCTCCTGTTTAATCTCTGTTTTATCTTCTGCTTTTTTTTGTATATCCACCTTGTTTTCAACAGGGAGTTCTTCTGGCTTAATTTCTTCTTTTTTAACAAGTGCTGCTGCACTCTTCTGAAGTTTTGATATTTCAGATGCTTGAGATCTGGCATTTTTTAATAATTCAGCAAAACTCATTCTTTGCTCTCCTTATTAAACCGTTCAACCATCATTTCTGCCCAAGCTCTTCCCGGATTTCCTCCCCAAATTATCCATGCAGTATATCCATTATCGTTCCAAGGGAAATCTTTATCTTCAGGTTTAACTTCTTTGTTCTTTTCATGACGATCGAAGAAAGCTTTCATTCTTCTGATTGTTTCTTCAGAAAGATTTTCTCTATTTGCAAGTTGCCTTGCTCTCGTCCAACCTATCTGGGTTCCACCTTTTACTTTATCTCCATGTTTTTCTCTTGCGTCTATAGCTCTTTTTGCTTCATCAGCAACATGTTGTGGTGGTTTATATGAATCTGTTGATTTCTCTAAGGCTTCTGTTTCTTCATTTTTCTTTAAGTGCCTTGCCCATAACTCTTTATCAGCTCTTCTTGCTCCACTCTTTGAATCAAATAAGAAGGCGTATGTACGAGCTCTTGCCCAGGATTGTGGTGTTTGCCCAGGACGATGGCCTGAAGATGCAAATGCTGCTAATCCTTTATCATAAACTTCTTCGATAATACTTCTTGAAACACCAGAAACTTTACTTGCAGCTCTAATAAATTCTTTTTTCCCTGGCTTCTTAATCTCTTCTCTTACAGCAGCAGCTTTCTTTGATTTAGTGCCTTTGTTTTGTTTCTTTGCTTTATCTATATCATCACCAGGCAAGGGTGAGTAATCAGGTTTATCTAATTTTTTTCTTCTTTCGAGTTCTTTCTCTCTTTTACGTGCTGTTTCTGGATCTAATCCTTCAAAATATTGAGCGGGATGTTCTATTCCATCTTTGTCGTAATCAACTTTCTTTTTTTTTAGATACTCGAGTTCTTCATCATCATATATTTTATATAGCTCAACGTTCATTTCACCAAAGAATTCATCCATTTCGTGATGAATGTTTTTTCCTATTGCGTTATCTAAATAACTTGGATCATTTGTGTTGCCCATTGATGTGGGTTTATCAGGCTTATCGTTATCATCTGCTTGAGCTGAATTTGCTGCTTGACGTTTTGGCTTCTTTTTTGGATCTTGTTTTAATCTTGCTATTGCAATTTGTTCATCAGAAAGCTGTGGTTTTGTTGAAGTATCTTCTTGTGGTAACTCAGTAATATCCTGCCCACCACTTCCGAATTGCTCACCAACTTCCAAACCTTCTCTGTTTATTGCAGTTGCTTTAAGTGAAGCATAATGAATACCAATAATATCTCCATCTTCCAAAGGAGGTAAATCATGATAATGACGTATTTCATTGATCGTCATATAACTCATTTTGTGATGCTCAATTTTAATCTTATCAATTGCTGAAATACTATCCATTCCAGTAAATTGGAACATGTATTTAGGATTGATTTGATTCATTAAGTATTTGTTTATCCATACTTCAACACTTCTTACAAGTGGTCGCAAACCTTTTTCGCGTCCTAATAAAACACGTGCAAACGGATCTTGCGTAAATAAAGTATTTTTAATACGTTCAACAGTAAATTGAAATCCAATCTCTGCTGGATCTAATTGATAAACACCACATATAACTTTAATTAAATAGTGCAGCCATTCTTGATATTCCATTTCAGAATTAGAAGAGCCAAGTTGCACTGATTGTATTTGTTCATCATTATCAGGATCTAATTGAATGAGAGGTGTGCGTTTGGCGTTATTAACACCAGTAAGCATCTGGTAAAACTCTCTTCGGAATGCCCTAAATAACTTGGGGTTCATTTTTGATTTAACTGCGATAATACCAGATGTGCTTATGCCATTAGTAAAGTTTGCTGTATTATATGCCTCTGCATTAAATATATTTTGTAATGATTCATAAATCTCTTCAAGCTCTGGGAAACCATATCCCATAACTCCAACATCTGATCTTGGTCGTCTTACACCAAAACATAAATCTTTTTGATTATATTCTGCAACGATTTTATTATCCAAAACTTGTACATAATGCACACCATCAGGATCACGTTGCCCTGTGCTCATTTCTCTCTCAGAATAACCTGCACGACGAATTGTTGCAGCATCAACTGATGTAAATGAAACTATTTCACCTTTTTTGTTTCTTACTATTTCAAAGTTGCATTGATCATAAACCAAAGAATCTCTTGTAATTTGACGCATGAAATTTTCAAACGACATTTCAAAGTTCTTTTGTTCTGTTCCGCATGAGAGCATGAATTTTTCAAGTTCTCTAATTTCTTTAACTTCCTCTTCATTAGGAGAAGAGTTAGGATCAGCAAGGTAAATCCTAAAACCTAATCCATCTTCGTCAGCCAATGATGCAAACTCTGCCATTTGATTAACGCGTGTTTGTATAATTGCTGCAATAAGTGGATGTGAGGCCAAAGAACGCAGTGTTTCATAGTTAAATTTTCTTTTTCCAACGTTTGAATCAGCAAAAAAGTATCCTCTTCCGGTGCCATCACCAGCGAATGAAGAACTTTGCTGTGCTTCTCTTGGATTGAAATCATAACTTAATGCATTTGCTTTAATGATGTCGTCCTGGAGATCATTAATAATGTCGCTTTCTGAAAATCTTTTAGTAATTGCTTCTTCATTAGCAACTTCTTCAAGCATTTCATCATACGATTTTTGGTTAATACCAAATATTTTATTTATAAAACTCATTTTTTCTCCAGAAGTCGTTTTATTTAGCTTTTGTGTTTTTCATCTTTAATTGGTAATCACTAATGATCTTAATCATCTTATCACAGTGACACATGCACGAACGTATATCTTTCTGGATGCTTTTTAAAATCTCAATTTGAAGTTTTTCTGCTGCAATATTATCTTTTTTCATGGGAATTGTTCCTTTGTATAATATTAATTATATCATCCAGTTGTTTTTTATAAAAAAAATTTAATTATTCATTAAATGTTGTATGTTCGTATCCACTCTTGTGAGAGTTTGTTGCAAATCACCCATATCTTCTTTCATTATAGAAATTTCAGATTTAAGTTCTTTGATATCATTCTTGTAATCTTTAAGTTGTTCAACTTCAGTTTCTAACTTCTGAATTTGCTTTGCTGTATCTTTTGAATCTTTGTGCCAAGTATAAAATAAGCCTATGAGCCCGAGAAACGAGCCAAGGCTTAAGGCAATCGGTGTTTCCATATTTAAATAATCCTGTGATTGAAAAGTTGTCGGGCCCCACCAGCCCGAGCACGCCTCATTCGGCCCACCTCTTACAAAAAGGGTATCTTCATTATACCAAATCAATCACGAGGTTTATCTCTGTTGAAATGCGATTATCTTAATTGATAAAACATATTCTATAAACGAGAAGTTTAACCAGAGTTAAATCTCGTTACTATTAGAATGTGCTTAAATCAACTGCCTTCCAAGAATTACTTGAGATACAAACATAAAGCTTGTTTGAATCAAAGCGAATATCACCAGCTGTACCAGTTGCGCTTACAGAAGCTGGAGCAGATCCAGTACTTCTCAATGCACCTGATAATGTTGAAGCTGCAGCAATTGTATTTGCCTCGAAATCACCCTTGCTAAATCCACCTTGGCTTGTATCAACAGTTGATGTAGGCTCTGTATCAGTTGTGAATACCTTGAATTTATCATCTGATTCATCGAAAACAAATCCGCAGAATGCGCCTGATGAACGTTGTGAATAAAATCCGTGATCTTTGGCACCAGTATTATTAACACCAAACTCGATCAAAGTATCAGCGAATGAGATATTAGCACCAGAAGCACTTAACTGGCCAGAAGCTGTAATATTACCAGTAATAACAGCCGCGCCGGAAAGTGTAAGGTTACCACCAACGTCAAGATTTGATGTGATATTTACAGAACTTGGCAAACCAATTGTAATTGCATCGCCAGATACTGCTGTTTCAATCTCATTTGATGTTCCATTAATAGTAAATGTATCACCAAGTTGAAGAGCTTGAGAACCACTTCCACCAGCAAATGTAATTGAATCACTAACAAGCATGTCGTTTGTGATTTGCTCATCAGCGATTGAACTCGTCATTGCAACAGCGCCAGAACCATCAAAACTAATATTAGCAGCTCTAACTGGGCCAGCAGTAATACCGATATTTACTGCAGATGCCAAAGCTGTTGCAGTTGCTGCATTTCCAGAAGTTGCAGCATTAATGGTTGAAGGTAAGCTAAAGGTATATGTATTACTTCCTGTAGCATATGCAACATCAACTTCATTTGAGGTACCAGCGATATTAAAATCACTGCCTAACTCGATAGTTTCTTGAGAAACTCCACCAAGTTTAAGAGTAAGGCCTGGGTTAGCAAGCATATCATTGGTAATTTGATCATCAGCGATAGATGATGTAAGAGCAATTGCTCCAGAACCATCAAAACTTACGTTTGCTGCGCGAACTGGGCCAGCAGTAATACCAACATTTACTGCAGAGTTAAGAGCATTTGCTGATGAAGCATTACCATTAAGTGCTGCTGAAATTGTAGAAGGCAAGCTAAAGGTATATTTGTTATCGCCACTTGCATAAGTAACGTCGATTTCATTTGATGTACCTGCAATATCAATAAATGATCCAAGAGCGATTGTTTCTTGTGAAGATCCAGCAAGTTTAAGTTCGATACCAGAGTTAGCTAACTTCTCATTTGCAATTGATCCAGCAAGTTGTGCGTTAGTAATTGATCCAGTTAAGCTTGAAGTAGGATAATCAGTAGCATTTGTAAGATCAAAAGCAGGTTGTGCATTTGCTCCACCAAGTGAAACGCTTACGCCACCAAATGAAACTGCACTGTTTGTTAGCTTGCCATTTGAAATACCGCCTGCAAGCATTGTATCAGTAATACCGCCTGCTTTAACTCGCAATGCGTCTGAGTTTGTTTCGATTGAACTATCATCAACATTTACTGAAAGTATTTGTGTTGCTCCTAATGCAAGGCCATCACCAGCAGTTGCTGCCTTAAGACGCAAACCACTGTTATCTTCAATAGCAGATGCTGTTGCAAGTTGAACCGCAGAACCACTTACTTTATCAGAAGTAGAGATTGTTGAAAGTTTTGAATCAGCAATTGATCCAGCAAGCATTGCGTTAGTAATACCTGTTGCTTTAACACGTAATTGATCACTATCAAGTTCAATTGAAGAATCATCAACACCAACAGCGAGTGCCACAGTTCCACCAAGATCAACTGATCCGCCACCAGAAAGGCCATTGCCAGCAGTTATTGTAATTGAGCTGTTTGCAAGGTTTCCGTTTGAAATAGATCCTGCAAGCATGTCGTCAGTAATTTGATCATCAGCAATTGTTGAAGTAAAGGCAACGTTTCCGGATCCGTCGAAGCTTATATTAGCAGCACGAACAGGGCCTGAAGTGATTCCGAAGTTTCTTCCAGTTGCAAGAGTTGTTGCAGTTGTTGCATTACCAGTTAGCGCACCTTCAACGTTAGCAACGATTGAAGCTTTGTTTGATCCGCTTAAAGTGCCCATAACAGTTGTTGGCTCAGATGCAAGATCTTTAAATGCATAGAATTTTCCATCATCTGCATCACGTGCAATACCGTGGAATTTATCTGATCCATCATTTGATTGGCCATAAAAACCAATATCAAGCGAATCAGCACTGTTTCCACGTGCAAGTTTGATCAAGGGATCTTCAGCTTCAACAGTAGTTACCTGCAATGAAGTTTGAGTTCCAGTTACGGTGAGATTACCAGAAATTTCAACATTTCCTGAAGCGGTTAATGTTGCTGTTTGTACATCACCTGCGTGTAGAACACCCCATTTTAGGGAAGTTGTACCGAGATCATGCCCAAGGTTTGTATTAGGTTTAATTGCGCTCATGTTATACTCCTATAAGATTTTTTGTTTTGCGTAATTTTCTGCAGCTAACCATATTTCAATTTGTCAATCAAAAAAAAATATTTTATAAACTATCTATAATTATATGTTTAGTTGCCAAACTTTAAATTTATTTTTTATTTTTTGTAAAAAATAGCTCAGGTATTTCCCCAAAGAAGTTCGCAACTTTCGCTCTATTTAAATTTGTAGAAACGATAAGATGTCCGAGTGCGAGGCGATCCAATACGAATTCGAACTTGCACGGATAAGATCGACCCTCATTTTTCATGTATATACAATTATTCTTTATTGTTGAACCTCTTTTTGAATTGATTTCCATCTTTTCTTCAGAAGTTTTATTTTCCCAAAAGGTTTTCATTGCATTTGATAAATTAGGGTTCATGGTTTGATCTCTGTTTTTGCTTTATTTGTTTTATATATATTCAATCAAGGAAGTATCTTCCAAAAAACCGGGATTAATTGGTTGATACGCCTGTGAATGTAATATCTCCGTCGCCATTAACAAGAAAGTGTCGATCTCCTTCACGCTCAGCTTTTTCTCCGTAGAACTCAAAATCAAATGTAGTTGGGAAAGTTGCTAAGGCTGCAAGTAAATCAACTTGGAATGGGCCAAAGTGGCCTCTGAATTTTGGTGCATCGTTAAAGATAACATGATCATCATCTTGTTCAAATAAACCACCACCACGAACTTGTAATGAAGCGATATCTGTATCATTACTTACGATTGCTGCTTCCGCAGTATCAAGATCATCAGCAACAGTTTTAAGTTTTGTATCTAATGCTTCACGAGCAGCTGGAATTGTAGAAGCACTATCCATAAAGTTAGTGCCACTGTGTGCAACATATGCCCCAGAAGAACTTAAACCTGCTGCAGTTTCAATTGCATCAACTTCAGTTTGTAGTGCAGAAATACTTCCACCACTAACGCTTGAAATATCTGTTTCATTAGTTTTAACTTGTGCATCCAAAGCTTCAATGGCAGCTTTTAAACTATCACTATTTCCAATGAAGTTTGTGTTTGCATAGTTTGCCTTAGTTCCTGCTGTTTGCAAACCAACTGAAGTTCTGATATTTCCTTGAATATCATTTATCAAGTTCTGGTTTGTATCTAAAACCTTAACAGCCGCAACAACAGTTGCTTGGCCATTGATAAAGTTTGTTCCTGATATACTTAATGATCCATCTGCCTCTAAACCAACAGATGCTTCAACGGTATTAACTGCAGTAGTTAATGTTGCATCAGCAGCAGCTCTTGCAGCTTCTTCTGTATCCAAATCACCTTGAGTTGTTCC